ACCATCTTGTGAACTACCATCACCTTTTGCTTCTAATGATGGAACACTTGATGTAGATATTAAATTTAATTTAGATTCTATTACTGCATCTGCAGCTATCTTACTACTAGTAACTGAGTTATCTTTAGGAGTAAGTTGTACACCTGTTCCAAATAGTTTTACAAAATTACAAACACTACTTGAATTAACACTAAAGTCAAAAGTAATTGTACCTGCAGTACCATTAACTGTATAGTTACCACCTTGTACAACACCATCAATACTAATCATTATTGAATCAGTATCAGCATTAGTAACTTGAACACCACCATTTTGCAAGTTATAAGGACCTGCTCCTGCATTAAATGTAATGTTATCTAAAGTTTGAACATCACCTAAATTATTTAAATCTTTTCCTATATAAGCCATATTAATACTGTAACGACACTCCTCTAATTCTAGCTTCTTTACTTCCACTAGCTTGGTTAGCAAACTCTAATTTATATTTTAAACTTGTTCCTGCTGTTACACTCAAGTCATTTACTTTTGCCATTTTAATTCCTGTTGCAAAATCTGGCATAGCTGTCATTGTAGCTGTTGAATAGTTTGAACCACCATCAGCAGAAAGTTTTAAAATAATATCAGTATTTAATGCGTTAGTTCCTGCGTTATTTTGATATGTGATTATTGCTCCCATTTTTGAAACTGAAGATGGTGCTGTAATATTTGGACAAATAAAATTTCCAGTAGCATTAGCAACTAATTGTTGATACCTTGAACCAATTATTAATTGTGTATTAGCATCATCAGTATAACCACTTGTACCACTTGGTATTGTGTATGTACCTGCAGTATATCTTGCTGTATTTGAAATTCTTACTTGGTCTATATAACCACCATTAGTCGTAGTAACATTTCCAGTTGCACCTATTCTTAAACCAGAATTTTCGTCAACTAAAGCACCAGAGCCAGTCCAACTTGCTCGTCTTGAACCATTACTATAACCATAAAAATCATTACCAGTTCTAACAACTGCCACATGTTGCCAAGAATTTTGTAAGCCATTCATATTATCATCTGTAATTCTTTGACCTTGCCCCATGTTCCAATTAGTACCATCATTACTTGCCCACCAAAATAATGCTCCATTTGTTCCTCCATTATTAGTTGCAAATTGGTATGCTTGAACACCACTATCATCATAACCAATAACTCCATGATGACTATTTGAACCAACACCTTTTACAAACATTTCAACAGTAAAATCACTTGAACCCATTTGATGAATAAAAGAATTTGTATTACTTATAAATATATAACCATTACCATTCCAACTTGTATTAATTCCTGCTGAACCACCTAAAGCACCACCAGATGCAGTATTCCATCTTGCACTTGATTCACCAATGCTATGACTTTGGCTTGAGGCATCTGTAAAAGTTGTAGAGTTATCTGAAACATTATTTATTACTGTAGATACAGTAGAAATATATTCATCAGAATCTCTAGCTGTATTTGCACCATTAGTATAACCTGTAGCATCTTGGAATACATCAACATACATTGAGTTAGTATTGTAAGCACCTTTGTTTTCGTTAGATGCTTGTCTAATAGCTAAAGTAGAAATATCATTAACAAGTTTATTATCATCAAAAGATGTTGCATGTTGTTGAACAGAAGATGCACTTATACGAGCATCAGCTATTGTACCACTTGCAATGTTAGCTGCATTTGTAGTATCAGTTGTTGCCGAAGCTGCTAGTCCAGTAATTTTACTTGTAGCAATTGCTGCAGAATTATTTAAGTCAGCATTAACAATTGCACCATCTGCAATCTTTGCTGAAGTAATACTTCCATCTGCAATTAAAGTACTATCAAGTACTGTGTCTGCCGGTTTTGGTCCTATAAAGGGCATCTATGTTCTCCTAATTAATCTTATGTTATTTCCATTATAGAAAGTGTAGCATCAATCTTTGCTGCTGTTCCACAATCTATTTTTAGTACATCTGTATTTTGTAATACTACTTTGTTACCACTTAATAGTTCAAGCGAACTCCCTGTTGGGATTGGTACATCTTTTACTAAGAATACATTCTCATTAGTCTCAGTATCATTTGTATTACTTTCTAATTTAACAGAAGCTGTTACACTAGAAGTATGTACATTTGCTAATACTAAACCTAATATTACTGTGCCACCAGAAGCACCACATGTATAGATAGTATCTGGAGTACCACTTGAACTTGGCATTGCTGCATTACTTTTTACTTTAAATGTATTAGCCATATGTTTCCTCCTGTTGTTATCCTAAAGCTATTGCAAGAGCAGTTGGGTCATCTGTAACAAACCCCTGTCCTGTCATATATGTATTTAATTGTGATGCATTAATATATTTAGTAGTACCTGCATCATCTACTATTAATTTGTCTGTTGTTGCTAAAGTTATTCCTGTTCCATCTGTAGCACCATCTACTTGAACTGCTGCTGCTGAAACTTTATCTGCTGTTGTTATTGTTGATAATTTACTATCTCCAATACTTCCTGCTAACTTAGCTGCAGTTATTGAACCTGCTAATTGTGTATTTGTAATTGTTCCTGTTAATGAACTTGTTGGATAATTAGTTGCATCTGTTAAATCAAAAGCAGGGGTAGCATCTGATTGTCCTAAGTCTAAACTTATTCCACCAAAACTTACTGAATCATTTGCAAGTTTATTATTTGCAATTGAACCTGCTAACATTGCATTATCAACTGCACCTGCTGCAATAGTTGCAACACCAGTATCAGCAATAGTTATATCTCCAGATACAACATTATCTATCCATTTAGATGTTCCTGTATCATAAAATAATAATGCACCATCAGCAGCACTAGTAATGTTCGTATCAGTTAATTCTGATAGTTCATTAGCAGTTGCTACTTGAGTTGCTACATATGCTTTGATTGATTGTTGTGTTGCTAGTTTAGTAGCTGAGTCGGAAGCAAAGTCGTCTTCGTCTAGTATTGCTGACCCAGATACTCCTGTATTGATAACAGGACTTGTGAGAGTTTTGTTTGATAAAGCTTGTGATGTTGTTAAATCAACAGTTGTTCCAGTATCTATATTAAGAGTTGCTGAACCAGAAATTGCTCCTCCAGATAAACCTGTACCTGCTACAACTGCAGTTATATCTCCAGTTGGTACTGTTGCTACTTGAGTATCTACATAAGATTTAATTGCTTTTGCAGAAGCTAAAGTATCATCACTTCCAGATACACTTGCTAGTGCAGTATCTAATACACCAGAAGCTAAATCTGCTACTTCAATATTTGTAATACTGTTTCCAGTACCATTTGCATCTATTGTTTTATTTGTTAAAGTTTTTGTATTTGAATCTGTAAGTACACTTGCATCTGCATTAACAGTAATTGTAGTTCCAGAACCTGCAGTACTTATAAGTGTTCCACCTGCAATAGTTAAACTTTCACTATCTAAGTCAACATCTAATGCACCACCACTATCACCTTGAAAATCTAAATCTTGTTGATTAAGTGTAGTAGTAACTGCATCTACATAAGCTTTAATACTTTGTTGTGTTGCTAAAGCAGTTGCTGAATTTGTTGCAAAGTTATCTTCATCTAATATTGTAGAAACTGTTGCACCACTTCCTACTTTTAAAGTACCAGATATATCTGTATTTGCATTAACATCAAATGTTGTTGTTGCTACAACTATATCTGTATCTGCTGCAATATTTAATCTACCATCTGTTGATGAATTAATTGATATTGCTGAATCTCTAAATAAAATTTTCTCATCTGTACTTAATAAAATATCATCTGAGAATTGGAAGTAATCTTCATCTTCCATCCATGAAAGAACACCATCATTACTTGTTGCATCAAATGTTACTACAACATCTGCATTAACATTAGTACCAAAGGTAATAGCATTACTAAATAATTTTGATATTGGTCCACCATCACCGGCAGTTGAACCATCATGTGTATGTCCAGACGATACATTAAATGCTGCTGCTAGTTGGTCATACTCATTATTTAACAAAGATGCAAATATAGTATCACCATCTGTGAATGTACTCTGTCTAGTATATACTGCCATTTATTAAGTCCTTCCTGCGGGAATGAAATCTACATAAAATCCAGATACAGTATAAGGAAAAGCTGTACCTGTACTTCTAACTCTAAAGTTATTAGTAAATCCACTACCAGTTAGTGTTGTTTTTTGTTGTGGAAATAATGTTCCACCAAAAATTGTTGTTCCAAATGTTGACCCACTTCCAAACTTAGCAGGAGTTTGTAATGCTCCTAATGCTATTTCTGCGGGTTGTGTTACCTCATTACTTTCAAAATCATAACGAGTTTGTAATTTTAAATTATCGTTTGTTCCTTCTGAACGAATACTTGTTTTAATATAGTATAAAGTTTTTCTAATACCTGCATCACCATAATCCATATCTGGTGTTTTATATTGTGCAACAATATTAGAACCATCAAAGCTATTTCCACTATCGTGTTTAAATACATAACCACTTTCATCTGAATGAAAAAGAACTTCACTTCCATCTTCTGCTGTACCAGAGTGTGTTACTTTAGCAGCTATGCCTTTTGTTTGACTCCACTCATATACTCCTGCACCTGTAGAAGATATTTTAAATGTTCCTATAACACCACCTTGAATATTATTAGATGTTCCAGATTTAAAATAAAATAATCTATATTGACTTTTTTCTCTAATCACCATACTAGCAAATCTAATTGATGATAAGAAAGGCATTACTTCATCTCTGAATAATGGCATTATCTTTCTACTAATAGAACTTAATTCTATATCGTCAATTCTAGCTGTTCCTGCGATAGTTCTTAAACCATCT